TTAAGAGGGTTCAAACCGCCCATCAGCCAGCCCCAAGTTTCGGTGCAATGCCACGACGCGGATCTTCACGCTCCATTGAAAGTAAAGCCCTTTGACCACCAACACGCCGCGCACGACGGCGGGCAGCAATTTCCTGTTCAGCTTTGCGCTCCTGCTCCTCAAGGCGCTGTTCCTGACGCTCTTGCGCGGCATTGATCTCTGGGTCAGGCTCAGGCGGAGGAGGGAGAGGTTGCGGTGCAGGGGTCTTTGGGCTACCGAAAAGTCCACTCATTAGAAATACCTCGCATACATAAAATGATTTGACTTGTCTGGACCATACTGTCTCATCAAACCTTCTTCAACGAATCCTAATGCTTTTGCCCATCGAATTGCAAGAAAATTACTTTCATCTATCACAAACTGCAATCTATGTAATTCCATATCTATTGCAATCTTATTGATATAACGCATAGCGCCGCGTGTGAGTGATATAGGATTGCTTTCAACGATATAGCTAGTAAGCAACCAACCCTCAGCGGTGCCTGTTATCAGAGGCACAGCGCCAAAACAGCAGGCCACGTTGCCGTCATGGAGCGCTGTGTAACAATTACCATACGAAGCAAAATGCTTCAGAGTCTCGTTGTAGTCATCGAACCATTCAAAATACTGTTCCTCAAATGGGCGTAAATCCATCATATAAACATGACCCCAATGAAACGGAATCATATTCACGCGATAATTGGTTGATATATCATTCGTGGACATATATATTAATCCTGTTCATTCGAAACCTCCTGGTTACTAACGCCTTGGCTAAAGACAAGCCAAGGCGTTTTTCTACGCAAAGATATTGAAGTCGGTCGCGGCCATGTGCTGCTTGAACATCGGGCGACCGTTCGGATTGCGCGTCAAGGTGCGATGCTCCCCGCCGCCCAACATCAGATAGCCATATGCGTCTCCAACGTGCGAATGCTCGTTCTTGTTCGGCATGTCGCGGAAGCGTTCATAACCAGCACCAACCGCAACGCGCTTGAAATGATATCCGCCAGATAAAGACTTTCGTGTCCGCATACATTCCCTCGACACAAGCAGTCCGGGGCGACCGTCGATCAGACGGTTCATCGGCATCGCGCCAGCTTCACGACGCACCTTAAAATCGTTCGATACTGTCGGCTGGGCGCGAAGCCCCAACGTTCGCAGATGGTCGAACGCTGTGACCTCAAATATCTCGTCACGCTTGCCACCAGCCGGGTCGCCCCAGATAAATATCTCCGACTTCGGAAACTTCGTCTGGATATCCGCCATCAAATGATGCGCGAATCGTTCAAGCCCCATATCGAAGGCGACAAGTTCATGTACGAGATGCCATCGACCGTTCGGCATCTTCTGGCCAAACACCGCAGCGGGCGTCAAACCAAAGTCGAGCCCGACATGCACAGGCATACCAGTCTCAATCTCTAAATCCGCCGACATCAAACTATCACTAAACTCGTGCCACACCGGTTTGCCGTCCTGAACATAAACGTACTGCGCTCCGGCATAACATTGAATCCAATCAATCGTTTTACCAGCAAGCTGTTGCTCGTAATAGCCGGGAGGCAAGTTGCTTAGATTCTCTGCGCCTTCGTTAATTATCCAGTATTTGTCAGCCGCGAAGATCGCTGTTTGGTGTTCCTTCGTTCCTTCCTTTACGCCACCGGGTTGCTTAAAGAATTTCCAAGGATAGCGACCGCGTATAGGGTTCTTTTCCGCAAGGTTCGGCCACCAGTGATCCGAATCCATCGGGTTTGTTGACATCCACACGCCACGCCACGGACAACCGCCGTTCTTCTTCGTCGGGTAACGACCGACACGCGATGTCAGACCATCAACCACCGCCTTCGGCAGTTCACGCGCCTCGTCAATGAATCCGCCGGTCAGTTCAAGTGACAGCAACTTTCGCACATCACGCGGCTGATCTAGCGCGAGAAATATCACTTCGCAATCAAGACCCGGCGCTCCATCGCGTGGGGGTAGCTTGATGTGATGCGTGATCGGTGGAGACCAGCGCATATCGCCCCAAGTGTTCTCAGGGAATATCTCTTGCCACGTCTTAATCGTCGTCGTGCGAAGTTCTGGATACGAGTTACGAATGACTGCAAAGCGTGTGTAGCGGATGTTATCAACCGGCGAGGGCGGCTGCTTGACAGCGCGAAGCATCACTTCCGCCAGACTGGCATACGTCTTGCCGCTGCCGACCGGACCCATTAGGCCGCGAACAAAACTATCGTCGTTCAAAAACTTCCAGACTGTCGGGCTTTCGCTGAAGTCCAAGTTTAATCCAGTCAGCGCATCCGTATCACGCTGGCGCTTGCGACGTGGTGAACGATCAGTCGCCCGTTGCGCTCTAGCCATCCCATCTCTCCTCAGAATCCAATTTCCACAACCACCACAAATCTCCACAATAACCGCAGACGACCGCTTGCGTACTGTCGTAAATACGACCGCGAGATAACTCGCCGCAGCGGGTACACTCAACAGGCTTGGCATAAAAACGAACGTAACGACGCGAAAGGTCTATGACGTTATTCCCGTTCATCATCATCCTTATCATCGTCGTCCACGACCTCATACGTCGTCGTCTTCGGACCCGTCACGTTGATGCCAATCATGCTGGGGCGGCGCTCATCGCTGTTCGGCTCAAGCAAGCCACGATGTTTCGCCAATAAGCGAAGCGCGGACAGCTTGTCGTGCATCTCAACCTCAATCGTGTTGCCATGCTGGTTCGGCGTGATCTTCACTTTCTTGATCGACCGACGCGCCCTCTCCGACAGCTTGTCAGATGGACGCACCTGTACGCGGCCAAGTTCATCCCACGACAGCACGTCGGTGATCTCGCCGGAGCCAATCGCTTCCAGTTCTTCAACGACAGCGCGTTTCCGGTCCTCGTCGTCAGCCGCTAGAGCCGCTCGCGCCTCGCGGACGGTTAGCTTCTTATCCGTCATTGACCTCAACCCCCAACGCCGCATAGCCAGCCAGATCGATCCAGCTATCTTCATGGTCCGGTGTCTCGATCAATCTTGCCATCTTTACCGCCGCCATGCAAAGCGCGACCTCTTTCACCGTTACGCGGCGGCTCAGTATAACCGACCACATATCTGCGATCCGCTGGAAGTTCTCCGACGCATCGCCATACGCGCTGCCGCGATCCGACAGCGCGACGGTGACGTTCTCTAGCAGTTCGGTTCTATTCATCTTCTACCTCTCCCCATCCGCTGCACGTTTCACACTCGACCCATCTCACGCGATACTCCATCCACGGACCATTGTGATAGCCGCCGACCGTGTATTCGCGCTCGACTTGGCCGTCGCCGCCGCATTCTTTACATCTCATCCGTTTCTCCTGCGAGGATTGCTTTTCCGATTTGCTCGACGACCACAGCATTTTTATAAACCCAAGATTTACCAAAGACCTTAGCATCGCCATAGACTAAAGCACTGCCAAAGACCACAGCATTGTCAGAGACCCAAGAATTACCAAAGACACAAGACTTACCAAAGACCTTAGCATCGCCATAGACTAAAGCATTGTCAGAGACCCTAGCATTGTCAGAGACCTGAGCATTGTTATAGACCCAGGCCTTGTCAAAGACCCTAGCATCGCCATAGACCCAAGAATTACCAAAGACCCAAGACTTACCAAAGACCTTAGCATCGCCATAGACCTTAGCATCGCCAAAGACCCTAGCATTGCCAAAGACCCTAGCATCGCCATAGACCCTAGCATTGCCAAAGACCCTAGCATTGCCATAGACCCTAGCATCTCGCCCTACATGTGCGGTATCAGCAACCTCAGCCGTATCAGCAACCCAGCCACCACCATTGTAATGCTTGTGAGCCGGAACCGGACCTTTACCGTCATCAAAATCAAAAGTAGTCATCTCAATCTCCTCCGATGCCGCTGAACAGGTCGAGGACGTTGATGGTTTCTTGCTCATTCACCGCCATCCCCCTTCAACACGCTGTAGTCCACCCACGCATGTCCCTTGTCGATCACGACGATGCCTTTGTTCTGCAAGGCGTCACGCGCACGATTACGCGCCTGTCGTGTCGCAGATGGCGTCTTGCCGTTGTGTTCATCATGCCACGCCGCGACAGAAACCTTCGGCCCGTGATCGACCGCCAAGTTCGTCAACGCCTGCAACGCTATCTTCTGCGGCCCGGTCAGACGTTCGCCACGCTTCTTCGGAACGCCCTGCTTATCCGTCTCATGCAGCACGACAGTCTGATCTCCAATCAGACCGACACTCACCATACGCAAGTTAATATCGTCGGCGGGTTCTGCATCCTTCTGCTTCTCCACATGGATGGTCATCAGGCCGTCGTTTTGCATGGCGCGAAGCGAAGCGTCCACGCCACCGAGCAGCGACGTGCTGCCACGCATTCCACGCGCCGCATCCTTGCCCGAATGGTGAACAGCCAACACAGCGCAACCAGCATGACGCTTGATCGCGTCACACGCATCGACAAACATACCCATGTCCGTCGCGCTGTTCTCGTCACCACCCAGAAGAGCGCGGGCGACC